GCAAGTTCGATGACGGGCTAATTGGCTGGCGCAAGTTCGCCCCACGTGCGCAAGAGAGCATCTTGTACTGGATCTGGGATGACGAGGGTGGGTTGCAAGGTGCCGTGCAATTGGCTGCGCCCGACTACCATACAGTACCGATACCCATCGAGAAATTATTGTTGTTCCGCACTACGTCACTCAAGAACTCCCCTGAAGGACGCAGCCTGTTACGCAATTGTTTTCGATCCTTTTATTTCAAGAGACGGATCGAAGAGGTAGAGGGCATCGGAATCGAGCGTGACCTATGTGGCCTCCCCGTACTGAGCGCAAGCATGGAAGCTATCGAGCAGATGGGTGGCGTGGGTGTAGCGAAGCAACTGGTTACGAATCTCCGCCAAGATGATCAAATGGGCGTTGTGCTGCCGCTCGTGTATGACGATAAGGGAAACAAAATGGTGTCGCTGGATCTGATCAAGGCTGCTGGTCCGAAGTCAGTAGACCCAAGCGCTACGATCCAGCGTTACAACCAGGACATGCTGAATACGATCCTTGCGGGGTTTGTGCAGTTTGGGCAAACACCTACCGGATCGCGTTCGCTGCACATGAGCGCTACACAGATCTTCTCGCTTGCATTAGGCGCGTTCATGGACTCGGTAGCGGCGGTGTTCAACCGTATTGCGATCCCGCGATTGTTGGCGGTGAACAAACTGGATCTTGAGTTGTGCCCGAAGCTGGTGCCAGGTGAAATTGGCGTGCGCGATCTAGACGAGCTTGCAAGTTATGTGAGCAACCTCGCGCGGAGCGGACTGACCTTCTTCGACAAACCTACGGCGGACTACCTGCGAAAGGTTGCGCGTCTTCCCGAGCAGCCTGAAGAGGAACCGGTACCGCAACAACCGGGTACATCACAACAACGCCCGGGCACACCGCAGCAGCAAGGCGGTGGATCAACTCCGAACCCTCCCGGTCCGGGTGTGCAGGGAGAGAACGAAGCCAGCGAAGCGCTTGAAGGCGTCGCGTAACGTATAGTTACAGCATGACAGTTGAGAGACATGTCAAGGTTACTTTGGAAGGCGATGAGGTGGTCACACTAAAAGATCTCTGCGAAATGGCACGCCGCTACTTCGACGCGCACCGCCGCATCACCCCGACCGCTACAGGTGGCACTCTTGAAGTAGCTGAATTTGAAGATCAGCAATGTCGGCGTGTACGTGATCTGATGTCAGATATTTTCGCCCTCTAGTATGGTTACCGATATGAAGTACATTGCATTCTTCGGCGAACGTTACTCGCTTCTGGCGCTGATGTACCGCATTGGGTTTCGGTATACGTTGATCAACCGAAACACATGCACATTTGCCTGCGACCGGTTTCCCGGCACCCGTTTCCAGATCATTCACGTGCAGACGTTGCAGCAGGCATTTGGTGTTCAGTGGGATGGCGTCTTGATAGCGAGTACTTCTGCTACTAGCCTTGCTGGCGTCGATTATGTGCGGCGTTGCATCGCGGAAAGGCCGCAAGCCCGCGTTTTAAGCGCGTAGGCTGCATTTCGACGTATGGTACGTGGTTTTAGTGGGGTAGTTGGTTTCGAACGCGCCAAAAGGGCTGCCAGCGCGTTTGGCAGGGGTACAAAAAGGGCAGCCGAACAGGCCGACTCGAAAGCGTATAGTTACTAGCAGTAAGTTGACGACGATGATAAGCAAGCAGCAGATCGCAGGTACCAGGAAAGGAGATGGTCCAAATGATCCTTGTGCTGTTGTGTGTGATGGGGATGTTGCTGCTTGCCGGAATGTTTACAGCGATGCTCACCAGCGTGCGCGAGCGTCCACCGACTTTCCGGCAGGCCCAGAACAACATAAATTTGAACTCGATCAAGCAAGTGTTTCACCCGGCGCCTCAGTACCGGCGACTAATGAGCGGCACCCGATTGATGGGCAATGCGGCTTTGTCGGCGGGTGGAGTTCCGGCTTAGGTATTGGTCAGCCGTCTGATTGGCTGATGTGGTCCGTGTCCGTTCGAAAAATAAGCGAGCCTCCTGGCGCGCTGCGGCTACATTCGGAACCCCACGAGCTTCAGCTTGTATGCCGCGAACAAATAGCCGACAGCAGGGAGCGTCTTAGCACGATGCTCCCTCTCGGCATCTCTTGATGCATATGCTTGTGTGGCCCATCCAATTGAAGCACCTGTACAGCGATGTGGATACGCGTCATGGGGAAACAACCAATAAGCGCCGTGAGTGGCCACTAGACATTGCTGGGCCGTTTCTGCCAATTAACAAATCGGAACGCAAGTGCATCACAACCACTGCGTGTCGGGTTTGCGACCAAATATCCAATCTTCTCGGCATCTCTGCGTATTACCAAGTAGGCCCTTCTGGTGTCTCGATTCGTTTGCTCCTCACCGACGAAGACAGAACCCGTCTTATTCGGAAGCAGTACATCCTTGATACACAACCTGCGTTATAGTGCCCGTAACGTTCATCCGAAAAGCTGAAGACGATCCCGTGCTGCAAGCCGCCGCACGCATGGAAGGAAAACTGCGCCAAGCGTTCGTAGACGCAGTAGCCGCAATGCGTGGCACCGTGCGCATGGACAAGCTAACGTCAGCCTTAGCGCGTGGCGATATCAATCAAGTGATGGCTGTGCTGGCAATCGACGAGAACTTCACCGCCGCGCTACAGGGTAAGGGCTTGGAAGCGAACATTATGAGCTTGCGCGATGCGTTGCAGCAGACCTATGCCGCCGGTGCGAAAGCGGCAATGCAGAAACTGCCAAGCAAGATCAGCATAGATCTATCATTTGACCTGTTGAATCCCGAGGCGGTCAAATTCCTGCAAAACTATAGCTTCAACCTGATCCGTCAGATCACCGACGAGACACGTGAGTCCATTCGCAACGTTGTTGTACGAGCGTTCCGTGAAGGTGGTCATCCATTCGAGCAGGCGCGAGAGATGCGCGATAGCATTGGGCTGACCGCAAACCAGGAAGCCGCTGTTGCAAGTTATCGCAATTCGCTCATGAGCACGGATAGGATGCAGGAAACGTTGCAGCGAAGCTTGCGCGACGGAAGATTTGATCGTAGCGTGATGAGCGCGGTGAACAATCAGCGACCGTTGGAGCAGGCGCAGATCGATAAGATGGTTGCCCGTTATCGTGAGCGGTTCATCGACTACCGCGCGAAGATGATCGCGAGGACGGAAACAATCCGCGCTAGCATGGCCGGGCAAAGGGAACTCTGGCGTCAGGCTAAAGATCAAAACCTGTTCGATGAGAAGCACACACGCCGCGTGTGGATCGCTTCGGGCGATGCAAACACCTGCCCGGAATGCGCCGAGCTGGATGGTACAAGCGTAGCGCTGGACGAGGAGTTTGTGGGTGGCGACCCGCCGCTCCATCCACTGTGCCGGTGCTCGCAGGGCTTAGAGTTTGGGGAAGCTGCATAAGGAGGGGCATATGAGTTCACAATACAGTGGTTTGGATTTGCCCGATAGCGTCCAACAGATCCTTCCAGATCCCGCCAAATCCCTCTTCGCCCTCGCTTTTAACTCCTCCCTTGCATCGGGCAAGTCCGAACTGCTGTCGTTTGTGAAAGGCTACCAAGCGGTTGAACAGAATGGTTATGAGCTAGTGGACGGCAAGTACGTGCGCAAGGACAGCCCGACTTTGAGCGATGTACACGTAAACGCACCTTTGGGCAGTCGCAAAAAGAAACCCAAGAAGACCGGGCAAGCAATTGGCGTAAAGGGGTTGTGGGAAGACAAAGACGACCCCGGCACGCAAGACGTGGACACGCTACCACTGCAAAAATCCTTCTACTGGTCGCTTGTATACAAAGCTGGTCCGTCAATCGATGGCGATGAGCTTCTGTGCAGCGAGTCAGTGGTCGCCAAAGCAGACTTAGTTACCGTAGATGTGCCGTTGTTCCTGCGTTTGCTCGAACTCGCGCACGAGGATATCAAGTCGGATGAAGCGCTGCATGCACTGACCGAGAAGGTGACCGAGCTGCTGGAAGATAAAGACTCGCTGGGCATGGACGACTATAAGGCTATCGTCGAGGACCTGCAAAAGCGGGCGCGCCGGAAGAAAGGTGGTAAGAAGGACGATCCCGGTACACAGGACGTCGATCCACCTACGCCCGATCCGTACTTTTCGATTCCGCCCGTGCAGGGCCCGCGCGAAGACCAGATCGTTACCAAGCGCATCAGCGGTAACAGCGATATCCCACTGAACGCCGAAGGTGAGCGTATGGCACGACAGTTGGGCAAACGCCTCGCGCTGCGTGGTGGTTTGGACGTGCTGTACAGCAGCCCACTAAAGCGTGCCGTGCAGACTGCCGCCGCGATAGCAGCCGCTGCTCCAAAGGGAATGAAGCTTGCCGGTCCGGTAGATGCGCTGCGACCGTGGCGCTTGGGTAGTTGCGAAGGCAAGAAGCCAAAAGAGTGTAAGGATCTGATCCGTCATTACGTTGAGCACCCAGATCAGGTGCCGCCCGGTACTGGGGCGGACGGAAAGCCCGCCGAGAGTCTGGATACCGCGATCCAGCGCCAACTTACGTTCTTGTGCAACCAGTATAAGGACTGGGCGGAGCAGGACCCGACCTATAAGATCGGCGATGTCATGCACTCGCGCGGAATGCAACTGCTACGCGCCTATGTAGGGGCCGGGTGCCCGGAAGACTTCAATGATCTGGATAGCGACGACATAACGGCACCGGACGATAGCGACACACATGCCGACGTGCTGCGTTGGCACAAAGGGGAGATCAAGGAAATCGATCTGGACGATGACGACCCGCTTAAGCCCGGTATCTATCTTATCCTTCACAGCCTGACGGACGACGATACGGATGAGGGCAACAAGGAGCTGCGCAAGGGCGCGCCACCTCATCTGCGTGAAACTACCGGTACGGAGCGCTGCGCAAACTGCAAGCACTACGATCCGGCAGGTCATTGCACGCTGTATGATAACTATCCCGTGGAAGCCAATCAGGTCTGTGATTCATGGACTGCAAAGGCAAAGGTGGAGAAGTATCAGCCACCGGTTGAGGTACGTGCAGCAGCACAGAGCGCCTACAACAGCGGCATGGCGGTGCTTGATATTACCGCGCCGCTTGCCGAGGGAGAAGGTTTGGCAATTGCGGAGGTGCAGAAGATAGCCGCGTATTTTGCCGCATTGCCCAACGACCCTGTAGCCACGCAGAATGCATGGGGCGGAAAACAGGCGCAGGCGTGGGCAGCGCGTGTGATCAAGAAGCATGGCACTGAGTGGCCCGCTTGGGAAGGTATTGACCTGGACGGCACATTAGCCGAGCAATTGGAGTCGTATGACGGAACGGCTATTGGTGCTCCGGTCGAGAAGACGGTGAACTACGTAAAGGATCTTCTCAAGAAAGGCGTAACGGTCAAGATCTTTACGGCACGTATCGCCGACGATCCAACGGGCAAGGTGAAATCGGCCATCGAAGCGTGGTGCGAAAAGAACCTTGGGCAGAAGCTTCCAGTAACCAACGAAAAAGATCCGGGCATGGTGAAGTTGGTTGATGACCGAAGCGCCCGTCCCGAGGAGGTAGCAAAGCAGGGTAACGGTGTCATGATCGCGTTCTGGCCCGACGCTGCGACACAGAAGCGCATTGCCGTAGCTGGTGGTGAGCCTGCCGACTCGCTGCATATCACGCTAGCCTATCTTGGGAAGCGAGACGAGTTCGATATGAACATGCTGCCCAGCATTGAGCACAGCCTGCGTGTGTTTGCCGATACGCAACCACCTGTGAGCGGAACGCTGGGCGGTATTGGACGCTTCCCCGCTACGCCCAACAGCGACAACAAAGATGTTGTGTACATGGGCTTTCACAGCGACGAGATCCAGGACTTTCGACAGAAGATGATGGACTGCATTGAGCAGGCAGGCGCGCGCCCACGAAAGAACTTTGGCTACACGCCGCATCTGACGCTTAAGTATGTAAGCCCGCACGCGCCGCACCTGCTTAACACCCCTGAGCACGTGCCGGTTACGTTTGACAAGATC